CCCGCAGATCCGCTAAATATAAAAGAAGCCAATAACTGGATTAGAAAAATGCGAGCAAAAGAGTTTTTAGCAGAAATAAGTACTATGCCTAGTGGTGATAGACACGAAAATCATAAAGATGCTAGTCAAGGATATATCCTTTCACGCGACGTTGGCGGGTATGATCGTACCTATCACTTAAATCGCATTATGATGGCTACTGCTATGGCCGATGGAAAGAGTATGAAGCCTGTAGAGATGCCCGATAGTAGTTTTGTCGAAAAATACAATGTAGCATTTCCATATACAGATGAAGAACGACTAATGATGTTCCAGGCACTTGCCACAATCCCAAGCGATGCAGGGGAGCTAGAAAAACGTGCTAAGAGTCAAGAATCTAAGGACACAAATAAAGTAAGTCCTGTGAACAAGCCCAAGCGCAATAGGTATGGTGTATAATGAGAGCTAAAGAATTTATAATACTTAAAGAAGATGATAATGGTGGTGTAGATGGCACTGGTACACATCCCGGGCATGTACACAACGGCAAACGCAACAAGATACATGACCATCACGAAGCCGCTATTCCCGGTATGATAAGTATTCCCGATTGGCCAGGTCACTACTATGACATGTATCGTCTCGGTGTACATATGGCGGGTAGTCCGCACAATCAGTCAGAGCACCAAGGTTATGCCGCTAACGAAATGGTTCTAACGCAATTTACCGAAGTAGATACTGATATGATTAATCATAGTGCTAAAGCGTTAGGTGTCAAACTAAAAGCTATTACTAAAAAAGGTAGCCAAGAGCCAAAAGAAACAAACACTACTAGCATTGTGGCCCAAAAGAAAAAGAATAGATACGGTGTATAATGGAAGAAAACAAATATCATTTAAGTTTAAAAACAGCATTTGCTAGTGAATTTAGTTTTTATCTAAAAGCACACAACTTTCATTGGAACGTAGAAGGACCGTTATTTGGTCAGCTACATGAATTATTTCAAACCATATACGAAGAAGTCTATGGTAGCATTGACACATTTGCAGAACACCTACGTGCTTTACAAATATATGCTCCTGCTAGCCTACAGAGATTTAGCCTACTTACAGCAGTAGAAGATGAAAATCAAGTACCAGACTGGACTAGTATGCTACAAGAATTGTTATCAGATAGCGAAAAGATGGCAGAAATATTCCGTATTACTTTCGATATGGCCGAAGCACACGGGGACCACGGGCTTAGTAATTTCCTAGCTGATCGACAAGATGCGCATAAAAAACACAGCTGGATGCTACGCTCGAGTTTGAAATAATGGATGATCTAGCACGTCTTAAGAAGTTAGCAGGAATCACAGAATATGCAGGACTGCAACCTTATGGCGGAAGTAACATCAGTATAACTGGTACAGAAAAGAAGATCATAGAACGCGAACAGAATATACAACCCGGAACAGAAGAATGGTTTAAACTATGGTTTAGTTTACCCAAGTTCATGGGCGGGGAAACAGCAATAGGTCCTGGGTTTAGAGGAAGAACAAAATGAGATTCAAAGAAATAATAGATGAATCAGCCAGTGTAGGTGCAACTAGTTCGGCCAGTATAGCTACCGTAGTAAATCCAGATTATGCTAATAATGCTAACAAAATGGGTGTAAAAAGCGTTAACGCACTGGATCAAGATGAAGTAAGCCTGTTTGGTGCGCCTATGGAAACTATAAAGAGCAAGCCCGGTAAGAAGGCAGCGATCATCAAACGACGCTAAATATATAAAGATAAACACGGAGTTTAACATGGCAGATTTAGATAATATGGACCCAGCAATGGGCGCACAAGATGATGTTGCAAATCATCATTTAGAGTTATCACCAGAAGAAAAGGAGCAACAAGGTAAAATGGCTAAAGCAGATCTATACAAACTAGCGAGCTACAGTAAAAAGTTGTTCGAACAACTTCATGATGATGATCAATTAGAATCATGGGTTCAAGCTAAGGTAACCAAGGCAGCTGATTATATTGCATCAGTATATCACTATCTTGAGTACGAAATGAAATTCAATGATTACAGCAAGCACCTAAGCGATGCTGAAACTATGAACACTCTAAGTGAAGGTCAAAGAACTCATCTTATCAACATGTTAAGCGAAGCCAAAGATAAAATGAAAGAACTTAAAAAGACTCAAGCTGAAAAAATGAAAATGGAAAGTACATGCTCAGGATGCCATAAGCCAGCTAAAAAATGTACATGTGACGACATGAAAGAAGGTAAAGAACACGATAACAAAGACGATTTTGACAATCGTGCAAAAGAAGGTGACACTTACAAAACTGCAAAAGGCGGCAAAGTAACTAAACTTAATAACAAAGACGACAGCAAACGTCACGAAAAACAATATTCAGACAGCTTCAAAGGTCACGGTGCCAGCAAAGACAAAGATCTAGACGAAGGCATGTCAGAGCCATGCCCACATTGCGGTGGAGAAGGTCATGTTGCTAAAGCTCATCCAAGAGATCGTGCGCATCCATCAACAGTTGCCAAAGCAGAAGCGTATCATACTAAGATGAAAGCTACACATGCCGCTATTAAGCGTATGAATAAAAGCAGTGAAGATGAATTAATTCCCGAAGGTAGCATGCCAATGAAGAAAGTCGGTGGCAAGAGCGTTCCAGCATTTGCGGCAGATGGTAAGGGCAAAAACGATTTAGCCAAAAAGAAGCTAAAGGAAGACATGAGTCCAGCTGAACTAGCTCATCATCATGCTAGCGAATATGCTAAACATCATAAAGCAGGCAATATTGATCTAATGAAGCATCACAAAGATGAATGTCAAAAATGTGGTGGAAAGATTAGTCACGGTGCAATGGGTGAATGCTATCATAGCCACCCAGCTATCCTACGTGGCCAGATGTATGAGTGCAATCCATCAATGATGCCAGCTCCAATGGCAGAAGGTAAGCCTAGTGCAGGTCTAAGCAAGGCTAAAAAATCAGCTGTAGTTAAGAAGGCTAAAGCAGGTGGAGACATCGGCAAGCCAGGTAAGAGCTTTGACAAAGTAGCTAAGGCTGCTGGTGGTGGTGAGAAAGGTGAAAAGATTGCCGCAGCCGCTATGTGGAAGAACATCAAAGAAACTACTGCTTACATGGCAGAGAAGAAAGCTATTGAAAAGAAAGACAAGCCTATGAAAGGCGACAAGATGGCTGACGAAGGTAATGCATTCGGTGATGCTGTGCGTAAAGCTAAAGCCGACGGTATTCAAAAGGGCGAAACAATCAAGGTAGGCGGTAAAACTTATCCTGTTAAAGAGTCAACAGAAGTTGATCGTATGCGCGAACTTACAGGCCGTTTAAATCGTTCTGAAAAACCAGCTCTAGTTGAAAACCGCGAAGTTGATCAAATCCGTGCATTGACACAACGTCTATTGGGGTAATCCTCCGTGGACATGAAGCGCATACTACAGGCGATGGATAGTGTTGCTACTAAGCCTGTAGCAGGTGCTGATAGCATGGCTAAGTTTCTATCAGTTATTGATAAAAACGATGTTGAAATTCTTAACGAAGCAAGCAACCCACATAAAGTTACACTGCCAGTTCAAATGGCAATGCAACACTATCAGCAAACTCCCCAAATAGAAAAGAAAAAGTTTACGAATACTGGTATTCGTAAGTTTTTCCACGATGTTGAACAAGAGATCGCAGAAGAACAAACTAGTAAACAGCAACTATTGAGACAGTACGGCCAAACTATAGCCGAACGTGTATTAATGCGTGAATTTAAAGAGCGCGATAATGATGATAAGAAGCATAGTCCTAAACTCAACACGAATAAATTAAGCGTTAAAGCTAACCGTTTCCTACAACAGGCTCATCAGATGAGTCCCGGAGACGAAGGCGATATAGAAGCAATGGCAGCTGCCGCCAGTGAGCTAGCTGATACTGCCAAACATCAACAAGCAACTATAGACCGTCAGATGGATATGTATACCCAACTGCAAGATCTATTGGCAGGAACTGAAGAAAGATTCCGTGACCTAAATGCTAAAGTTGCTAGTGGAGAAATTACACAACAAGATGCCGCTGTAGCCGCACAAGAAATAGAACAAGACCATGATAAAGGTCGAGGTGAGATTGCTAAACAACATAAAGATCATGTTGAGCCTGAAAAAATAAAACAAGTAGAAAGACCCCAACAAGTTTCTAAACCAGGAACGCCTTCTAGCAGTCCTAGTACTATTAGTGCTCCTATAGTAAAAAAATCAACGTCACCTCGACCAGCACGAACAAGTTCCTCGGTATCTGTTACACCTACGCCTGTTAGTAGACCCGCTACTAGTGCGCCTACAACTGCATCAGAACCTGCTACAAGTAATCCGTTAGCACATATGACTAATCAGATACTTGGCAAACATCAAATTCCCGATGTAGGAGGTAACCGTACAGTTTATCGCACTAGAGAAAAACCAGCATCGAATTATGGAAGCAATTTAGGATCTACCGCTACATACAATGTTCCGACTGGGGTTTCTAATACTACCGGAACGTATGCATATACACATCCAGCGGCCCCTGCTAGACCAGTCACGTCACCTGCTACTTCGTCTAGTAAAAATACCGGAGAGAAGAAAGTACACGACCTAATAAAGAGAACTGCAAATTTACCAGTTGACCAATTAGCTGACGTATTTGAATCACTATACGAAGAGCATGATCTAGAACATCCTCGAGGGCCACATGTACCACCGGCTGACTTCCAACCGACTGAACCAGAGCCAACTGAACCAGTAGATCATCAACAACCAGCACCGCAAGAAAACAATGATGTAATCACTAACGCCGCAACTATTAAATCAGCATTTAAAAAGTTCGAACCTGTTGCAGACATATATTTTGGCGGAAGAGGTGTTACAGTATACGCTAGCCAAATGTACGCCTTGTCAATGACCTTGATCAATATCAAAGATCCGGCTAAAAGAGAACACAGAAAAACCCATATTTTAGGCTCTTACCAAGGATGGTTAGAATTTATTCAAAGCAGTAGAACAAGACAATGGGTTAATCATTATACTAATTGGTATAAAGATCAATTAAAGAAACAAAAACAACCAGCTAAGTTAGTTGGACAACAATCATTACCTTTACACGAAGTAAGGATTATAGCTCTCAACTGCGTAGCAGTAGAAGAAGGATATCCCAATTGGCAGGAAGCACAAAAGTTATTAGACGAAGCAGAGTTTAGCAATCTATTAAAAAAAGCGGCTATACTTGCCGAGCATTATCAAACACGCGAGCTATCACATGCTAAGGTTCTTTCAACTGGTCCTGGTCCACAAGATAATGTGCTAGGACATGATGGCCGAGATCAATTAGGCTTAGAGGAAACACCAAGTACTATGGATAGAATGAAAAGATATCGCATGATTCGCCGTATCGCAAGAAAAACCGGTTGGGATTTGAGCCATTTAGAATTGGCTAGCGATGATGAGCTACATCAAATGTACACAGAAATAGGACTAAAGGAAAGCCCTATCTTTGATCAACCTGATAGAGATGTGCATAATCCAGATGTGTCATATGATAAAGCTAATACACATCCGTTAGAAACAGTAATTAATATGGCTAATCACGATATACTGAGACTAGCAGATGATGTTAACAGTATGAAAACTATGAGTTTAGAGGGTAAACTTCTCGTATGGCAACGTATGGCCCAGGAATTTACCACAGGTGGTGTTATGCAAACACTAGCTGGTCGTGCCGCACAGATTGCACATGGCATAGAGGAACTTAAACTAGCTCGACAAACCGGCAAAGGAATAGCACCTAAGCGCCGACATGGAATCAGCAAGAATTTAGAATAAATAAGTACATTGTACGATATAGGATAAGATATGAATATTAGAGACCTAATGACTAGATTAGAAAGCATTGAACAACTAGATGAATTCCGTCTAAAAGATGTTCAAGCCGCAGTTGGTCAGAACCCTGACGCAAATGCTCGCGCAAAAATAATAGCCAACTTGGCAGTGCAGAATAAACTGCCAGGATTATATGATCCAGTTGACGGTCACTATGTTGATAACACTGGTAGCAGAACATTCTTTCCACCAAGCAAAGATGTTGATATGCAGTTAGGCCCAATGGGTCTAATTCCACCAAATAGTCAAAGTTCATCTATGATTGGTAGTTTAACTGGTGTTAGCGGTGACAAGTATGATCAGCAGATTCGTAATCAAAGTGCAAAGTTCAATACAGATGAAGATCATCGCGAGTTTAATCAAGAACACATAGCAAAACTAGGTCAGCTAGTTGATCAACTAAAGACTGCAAAACCAGATCCAGTAACAGCAACTACTACAGGTGATACAACTACAGGTAGTACAACTACAGGTAGCACTACTACCAGTCAAGATGCTAATACAGCTCCACAAATTAATTTAGCATTTAATCCCGAAGTAAAAAAGATGCAAGATGCTATCCTACAAAAGGATCCTAATGCATTACCTAAGTATCATGCAGACGGTAAACTAGGTCAAGAGACTATTGGTGCAATGCAGAAGTATCCCGACATTGCTAAACAGTTCAAAGTACAAGAAGGTATTAAAGTAGATATTGCTAAGAGCCTAGTAGAAAGTTTCGGTTACGATGCACAACTAGATGAAGAATACAGTGCAAAACAGCTCGGTACAGATGTTGATGCAGGTATACGAGGACTCGCCAATGGTGTAACGTTTGGTTATGCTGACAATATTGCGGCCGGTGTTAATTCTGCATTCGGTAAAGATACTTACAAACAAGCCTTAGAAAAACAAATGGCAGCGACTGCTAACGCCAAAGCCAAGTCTAGCCAATTTGATATGGCTAACCCGTTACATAACTCTTGGACTGAAAAACATTTAGGTATGGATAAGACTATGACTATTAGTCCGTACACTACAGGTGAATTTGCAGGAACGGCATTTGCGCCTATTCCCGGTGGTGCACTTGCTAATGCTGGCGGAAGAGTTCTTGCTAAAGCCGCCCCCACAGCATTAAAAGGTGCGGCTAATGCAGTAGGAAGAGAAACCACACAATTAGGTACTAACTTTTTAACTAGTTTAGCCGCCAACGTAACAAAAAACATTGGCGATATAAGTGCAATAGGATTAACCCAAGATCATGTTAATAGACTAGCTAAGATGGCTCCGGAAAAAATGTCTACTCTACAAAGTAGATTAGGTGTTCCTGTTACCGGACAACTCGACCCTGCTACTGTTAGAGCTTACGCTCAAGCGGCACCTAAGCAAGAAAGCCAATCATTTAACCAACCTTTATCCGAATCAGAAAAGATGGCCAGCTTCCGTGATATGGTAAAGATGTTAGAAGCTAGTGCGACCAGCGTCGCAACAAAGGATTTAGAGACTGGAGCTACAAAAAATATTGTTAAGAAAATATCAGGCAAAGATGTTGCAAAAGATATTGCTGGTGCCTCAGATGACGCAATTCTTAACGGCATATCAAAAGATGCTAATAAAAGCGTATCTAACACATCTAAAAGCGGTGTAAAAGACAGCGGAAACTCTACTAATACTATTAGCAATAATACTAATGTTAATGTCAATGCTTCAACGGTTATACCCCCGGGTGGTCTTGTGCAGATGACAGTAACGGATTTGCAGAAAGCACTTACAAAAGAAAGAAACGCTGGTATTAAACTTGGTAAAAGCCAAGGTCTAGCTACAATGACTGAAAAAGAAGTTCAGGCCACTGCTTCTTTAGCTAAAGAGGTTGAGAAACAAGCACCTAAAGAAGCTGAAAATCTAGTAACAGCCGCCACTACACAAGGTAAGACAGGACTAGCCGGTTGGTGGGAACGCAACAAAGGCAGAGTAAAATGGGGTGCTGGGGTGCTGGCAGCGATAGCATTACTACGCATTGGATCAGAATTTATCGGTGGTAACAACGATAACAATAATAATAATAACAATAATAATAACAATACAGTTGTACCAGTGGATGGTAAATGCCCACCCGGTTATCAACTAAGCCAAGATGGTAAGACTTGTGTTAAGGTCAGCCAAGAGCCTAATCCAGCCCAGAAACCCACATGTAGTCTAGCACAGATGGATCTAGTCAAACAGATCAAAGCCGAGATGGCCGCACTAACTAAAGAGAATCAAGGTGGTGACGGTAATGTTGCAGACCCGGCTGTTGCACAAGCATTGCAAAGAGCTCAAGAAGTTATGGATGCGGCTTTGGCCAGCTGTACTCCGCCAAGTGGTGCTGAGCAAGCGGCTAATCCGGCACCAAAGGATCCTAGGATAACAGGTACTGTAAATTTACCAGGTAGAGACTTAAAATCAGGTACAGTATTTGCAGGCGATCCTAGTAATGGAACTGTTGCAGAAAGCGATGAACTAGCCCGCTGGCTTAAAATAGCTCGAGGTTAAAGAAAAATGGCAGATTTATTTCTGCCATTTCCACCTCTAAAATTTGACACACACAGATAATTAATATACAATAGGCTATAAAGGAGAATTTCATGTCAGGACGCAATTACGGACCAGAAGAAAAGGCAAAACTCGAAAGATTAATCAACGAAGGCTCTACAGTATTACGTGAAGTTGAAGATCTATCAGAAGGCTTAAAAGAAACAGTTAAGGCAGTAGCAGAAGAATTACAAATCAAACCGTCAGTTATTAATCGTGCAATTAAGATTGCTCATAAAGGTGACTGGACTGCGCACAATGAAGATTGGGCAGAGATTGAAGCAATTTTAGATATTACTAAAAAAATCTAAATAAGTATTGAATAGAAAGGTCCGCTGGCCACAAACAGCAAAGATGGTATTTGCAAGCCGTAAATTGCATGGAGAAGAGTATATATGTCTTACGTAGACGCATGGTTTGACCGCGACAACGACATTATTAAGATCGTTGAACGCAACAAGAAAGGTGAAAGAGAATTCCGTGACATTCCGGTTCGTCATACTTTCTATGTAAAAGATCCTAGAGGTAAACATACCTCAATATACGGAGATCCTGTACAACGGATCGTCTGTAAGAATACTAAAGAACTTAGAAAAGAACAAGCCATCAACAGTGGCAAGACTTTGTACGAAGCAGATATTAATCCTATATTCGTCACTTTATCGGAAAATTATCTTAATGCCGATCCTCCTAAACTACATACTGCATTTTTCGATATTGAGGTAGACTTTGATCCAGAGCGTGGCTATGCTAGTCCGGACGATGCATTTATGCCAATTACTGCGATTGCTGTCTATCTACAATGGCTAGAGACTATGGTATGTTTGGCTATTCCGCCTAAAGGTCTTAAGATGGAAGATGCTATAGAGATGGTCAAAGACTTTCCTAATACCTACTTGTTTGACAATGAAGCAGAATTGTTAAACATGTTCTTAGACCTAATCAAAGATGCAGATATTTTAAGTGGTTGGAACTCAGAAGGCTTTGATATTCCCTATACTACTAATCGTGTTATCAAAGTATTATCTAAAGAAGATACTCGCAGATTTTGTTTGTTTGATCAATTTCCTAAACGCAGAGAATATGAAAAATACGGTCGCCAATCAGTAACTTATGACTACATTGGCCGTGTACACTTAGACTATCTCGAATTATATCGCAAGTACACATACGAAGAACGTCATACATATCGTCTAGATGCTATTGCTGAATATGAGCTAGGCGAGCGTAAAACACAATACGAAGGTACACTAGATCAACTTTACAACAATGACTTTCGCACATTCGTAGAATACAACATCAACGACTGTATGCTGTTGGAAAAACTAGACAAGAAACTTAAATTCTTAGATCTAGCCAATACACTAGCACATGAAAATACTGTACTACTACAAACTACTATGGGTGCTGTAGCTGTTACTGAACAGGCTATTATCAACGAAGCTCATCGCAGAGGATTTGTTGTTCCCAATCGTATCAAAATGGACGAACGTGAAGATAGTGCGGCGGCCGGTGCGTATGTAGCTCATCCTAAAGAAGGATTACAAGACTGGATTGGATCATTAGACATTAACTCACTGTACCCTAGTGCTATTAGAGCACTTAACATGGGTCCAGAAACTATTATTGGACAACTACGTCAAACACGTACAGACGAATATATTGAACTTAAGATGGCACAGAACAAGAGTTTTGCGGCCGCTTGGGAAGGTAAATTCGGCACAGAAGAATACGACAGTGTAATGAATCAAGAAATTGGCACAGACATTACTATCGATTGGGAAAATGGTGATGTTGATGTACTCAGTGCCGCAGAAGTTTATAGATTAATATTTGAAAGCAATCAGCCCTGGATGCTTTCGAGTAATGGCACCATCTTCTCACATGAGAATGAAGGTATAATCCCGGGGCTACTTAAACGCTGGTATGCAGAACGTAAAGAGATGCAGGCCAAACTAAAGGAGTCTATCAATGCAGGAAACAAAATCGAAGAAGAATACTGGGATAAGCGACAGCTTGTTAAGAAAATTAACCTTAATAGCTTGTATGGTGCTATTCTTAATAGCGGTTGCAGATTCTTTGATAAACGAATCGGACAATCAACAACGCTGGTCGGTCGCCAGATCGCAAAACATATGGCGAGTAAAGTAAATGAAATCATTACAGGTGAATATAATCACGTAGGTAAAGCAGTTATCTACGGCGACACTGACTCATGTTACTTCTCTGCTTATAAGACACTACAAAAAGACATTGAAGCTGGATTAATTCCCTGGACTAAAGAAAGTGTAGTACAGTTATACGATCAGATCGGTGAAGAAGTTAATCAAACATTCCCTCAGTTTATGCTAGATGCATTTCACGTGCCCAAGAGCCGTGGAGAAGTTATCAAAGCAGGTCGAGAAATTGTCGGATCAAAGAGTTTGTTTATTACTAAGAAACGTTATGCTGTTTTGTATTACGACAAGGAAGGTAAACGAGCAGACGTAGATGGTAAGCCAGGTAAGATCAAGGCTATGGGCTTGGACTTGAAGCGTAGTGATACTCCGGAATTTATCCAAAACTTCTTAAGCGATGTACTAGAAATGGTCCTAATGGGCAAGAAGGAACAGGAAGTGTTAGATCATATTAGTGAGTTCCGCATTAAGTTCAAAGCTCGGCCCGGTTGGGAGAAAGGTAGTCCTAAACGTGCTAACAACATTACCGAGTATCAGGCTAAAGAAAAGAAGCAAGGTAAAGCTAACATGCCCGGTCACGTTCGTGCTAGTATCAACTGGAATACTCTTAAACGTATGTATGATGACAAATACTCAATGGCTATTACCGATGGTCAAAAAGTTATTGTCTGTAAACTCAAACCCAATCCATTAGGGTTTACTAGTGTTGCATACCCTGTAGATGAATTACGGTTGCCGCAATGGTTCAAAGATTTACCGTTTGACCACGCAGAAATGGAACAGACTATTATCGATAACAAGCTAGACAACCTTATCGGTGTTCTAAAGTGGGACATTGCCAGTACAGAAGAAAAGAATACTTTTAATTCATTATTTGAGTTTTGAAAGAAAAATACATTGACATAGTCATAAAACCTAAGTATAATCATAACATATGGAGAATCATAAATGAAAGACTTTTTACAAGACCTAGTAGCACACACACATAGTTTGGGCTTTTTACCTTTGGTCAAGGTAACATCCAGCTCAAAAGCAACTACCATTGAATCACTAGCCGAAGATCGGTCAGTAATCCTTAATGCTAAATCGCATACACCAGTTGACGGCCTCGAAGGTACGTTTGGTATGCCTAACTTGAACAAGTTAGACTTGCATTTAAAATGTCCAGAATATAAAGAAGGTGCTGGTATTAAAGTAGTTACACAACAACGCAATGGTGAAGATATCCCAACGGGCTTACACTTCCAAAATGCACTAGGCGACTTTGAAAACGACTATCGTTTTATGAACCAAGACGTTATCAATGAAAAATTAAAGACTGTCAAGTTCAAAGGAACAAGTTGGGAAGTTGAATTTGAGCCTACAGTATCTAGCATCCAACGCTTAAAGTATCAAGCGGCGGCGCATACAGAAGAACAAGTGTTCCAGGTCTCTACAGATGGTAGTAATCTAGTGTTCAGTTTCGGCGATGCAAGCACACACGCAGGATCATTTACTTTCCAAAGTGGAATTACAGGCAAGCTAAAGCAAACTTGGTCATGGCCCGTTAATGCTGTGCAAGCAATCTTGGCATTGTCAGGCGATATCACTATGAAGATTGCAGATGCAGGTGCATTGGCTATTACTGTTGACAGCGGTATTGCTGTATACGAATATATTTTGCCAGCGCAGAGCAAATAATGGCTGAACTCCATAAACGTACTATACTACGAGCATTAAGTTATAGGATAGTAGCATTACTCATAACTGCTATATGGACTGGGTTAAGTGATGCTATTATAATTCATATTATCTTAACTGCGGTTCATTACGCTATGGAAAGAGCATGGTTAAAAATTAAATGGGGCAAACTTGAATAAGAATTTAACAGAAGCACAGAAAGATAAAAACGGTCAGCCGTATGCGTACTTTTTGCCAGCCACGTCTGGTTTCTATAGTACGTTCATAGGCAAGCAACGTTTCGGTCCTTATGTCGATCCGGCTCGTATTCCTGCGAGCTTTGGACCATTAGGAATTGAAGCGTTGAATTATCTCAATCCTAATGCGGCATTTTATTATGATCACTGTTTATATTCAGCAGGTCATGCTAACTTAGATATGACTAAAAAGGACGACAGTGAAGATATGTTCCGCAACCGAGATCGTACTACTAGCTGGGTAGTTGGCGACTCAGGTGGATTCCAGATTGGTAAAGGTGTGTGGGAGGGTGAATGGCGTGATCCTAATGGTCCAGAAGTTGCCGCTAAATGGGCAGAAGTTAATGCACTAGGAGTAGAGCTTGTTCCGCAACTGCATCCAACAGGAGATCCTAAGCTGGATAAGAATGGCAATCCTAAAATGTCTAAGATTGATCATCCTAAACTGTATCAAGCTAAATTAGATGCCGCACAGAAGAAGCGTGAACAAGTGCTGGCATGGATGGATGCTTATATGGAATATGGAATGGTACTTGATATTCCAGCTTGGGTAGAACGCAGTCCAGAAGGACGCAAGGCCACAGGCATAGAAACATATCAGCAGGCCGCAGATGCTACCAAGTATAATAATGAATACTTTATTAAAAATCGTACAGGTGCATGTAAGTTTTTGAACGTGCTACAAGGTGAGAGTCACACACAAGCAGAAGATTGGTATCAGCAGATGAAAGACTTCTGTGATCCCTCTAAGTATGACAAGCCATTCAACGGTTGGGGTATGGGTGGACAAAACATGTGTGATGTTCACTTGATTCTCAAACGATTAGTAGCACTGCGCTTTGATGGATTGTTGGAACAAGGACACCAAGATTGGATGCACTTTTTAGGTACCAGTAAATTAGAATGGGCTGTGCTACTAACAGATATCCAACGTGCTGTACGCAAGTATCATAATCCAGACTTTACTATCAGTTTTGACTGTGCTAGTCCATTCTTAGCAACTGCCAATGGACAGATTTATATGGCTACAGAAACGCCGCCAGCAGACAAATGGGTGTATCGTATGCAAGCATCAGCTGATGATAAAAAGTATTCGTCGGATACTAGACTGTTCAAAGATGCAGTGGTACAAGATGGCATATTTGACAAGTTTGAATCTAGTCCTATCATGGATCAAATACAAATGAAGGAAATTTGTATCTACGCACCAGGCGATGTAAACAAAGTTGGTAAAGAAGGACGTACCAGTTGGGATAGTTTTACCTATGCTATCATGATGGGGCATAATGTTTGGATGCATATCAATGCTGTACAAGAAGCCAATCGTCAAAGTGACCTAGGTTGTATTCCAGCAATGATGAGTGCTACCACAGCAGAAGGTAGAACTATGGACTATAGTCCATTACCTAACAAGTTCAAAGACATTGTTGATTTGATCTTTAGTATGGATAATAGAAAAGATGCTATGAAAGTGGTAAATCATTACGAAAAGTATTTTGATCGTATTATCGGCACTAGAGGCAATACTGGCGATCGTATAACCAACGCAACTACCATGGCCAATGTGCATATCGATTTTGAAGGAGACTTGACTATGGAAAAAGTTGTCAAAGAACCTACAAAACCAATCTTAAACGAATCACTATTTGAGGTTTAAATGACGTTACCAGATGAAAGATTTCGAAGCATACAAAAAACAGAAGAATTTTTACAGGATCTAATGAATCCCCAAAAAACTCCGCGTCTGCCTAAAGAAATCCGTGAACGAGCACGTTGGTGTTTACGTCACTATCCCAGTTATCATAATATGAAAGAATTAGAACGTGCCGCTCCAGAGGTTGTAACAGAACGCATGGAAGATGTGCAACGTATGATCAAATACTGGGAAGAAGGGAAAAAATTTACAAATGAAACGTGAATATACTAGTGGTACTAGCGAAGATGTAACATTCTTTATTGGTACCGAAATTGAACGTACTCCTGCATTTGGAATGCAAACTCTTTTTGTAGTAGGTGTACATGATCCTAAGATTGTCCTACATATTGCCAATGACACCCAAGCACTTCTAGACGAGAGCAAACGCATTAAGCATATCTATTTTGGTGCTAATCAAAGTTTCAAAACTAATGGTGTGAATGATGTAGACACTTGGCGCCCATGGGAATACATGATACAGGACTGTTTAGAAGCTGGATATTGGTGTACCTTGGACTTTGATATTTGTGAGCATGAAGGTCTCTTAGAAAGTGGTTTAACCGAAAATCGTAGATTTATTCCACAAATTAGTGTAAAATTGCCTTATCTAAACCAACTAGGATATAACGCTACAATCAAGATCGATGATAAAGACTTTGATGCAACTAATCCGGGGGTGTGGTGCGTACCTATTGGTGCTGTCACACAACGCAAGTACTTTACCAATTGGGATGAATATACAAAAGACGAGATTATCAAATGAAAAAACGTTCTCCATACAATAACTATGCACCAGTATGCTCTGCACCGGACTGTACATCAAAAGTAAGTTATCATAACTTAGATAAAGGAAAAGATGGATCTGCAAATATTAAATGGAAGAACTGTTGTGAACCTCATAGAAATGAAAGGAAATCAGAAGTGGATAATTGGAAATTGAAACAAGGTTGTTCAAACGTAGATGCACATCACGGATTTAAGTGTACTGCAACCATTATGTATCCCGAACAGTTGGACATAAATCATATAGACGGAAATCGTCATAACAATGATCCAGCTAATAAAGAAATACTTTGCAAAAACTGTCATGCTCATGTTACAATACAAAGTAAACATCATCTAAACAGATATTCTTACGAAATTGAATTACCCGGCTCACTATGGGAACCTGCATAATGAAAACTACAATACGACAAGACATTAGACCTAACAAAATGATTTGGGTCACTTTCCAGAAAGAAGGTATCCATGCTTATCCGGCAGCCGCCACTGATTCAAACTTAGCAACAGGAGATGAATATGATGTATCGTTTTTGGCTACTCCTCATCGTCATATATTCCATTTTCGCGTTTGGCTTTCAGTTACCCACAACGACCGTGATGTCGAATTCATCCAGTTCAAACGCTGGTTGGAAAATTTATACAAAGATAGTATACTAAAATTAGATTATAAGAGTTGCGAAATGATGTCAGATGATTTATATGACATGATTTCACAAAAGTATCCAGACCGTGAGGTTTGGATTGAGGTCTCCGAAGATGGAGAAAATGGCAGTTTCATCAAATATTAAAAAGAGGCTATAATGGCTAAGAACTACAAAGAAATCAGTTACTTTTCAACACGCCCTGATATCGTTAAGATTTTTGACGATCTCGAGGCATTCCATAACTACTGTCGCTTGGAACTACATCCATTTGATGAAAGCCATCTCTATAATAGAGAAAGCTGGGTTTGGCGTAACTTTGAAAAGAGCAAGCGTCCTAAGAAACCGTTCACAGGTGAACGTAAGCCATACTTAGGCAAAAACCCACGGTACAATAACAATGACCGTATTCCTAGTTGATTTAGAAGCTGTTGAGACAAGGTACACGGGACAATGGAAGTCTCATGTACCTAATCTCTTACGAAAGGCAGGACACAATGTTCAAATTATCTCTGGCCCTACGGATATTCCGAGTGCTACCACTCCTGGGGCTTTTCTCAATTTTGGTGGAACTAACATATATAAAGCTAGTCAAGTTGAGCAGATGGGCCGTTTATTTTGTAACGGATCCGTTCATCCCGGCGATCACTTTATTTTTACTGATGCTTGGCACCCTGGTATCATCAACTTAAAGTACATGAGTGAGTTATTGAACATACCAATAACAACACATGGACTCTGGCATGCTGGTAGCTATGACCCTCAAGACTTTTTAGGAAGACTAGTTGGTAATAAACCTTGGGTACGTAACGCAGAAAAAAGTTTCTTTCACGCATTTGATCACAACTACTTTGCTACAAATTTTCATATTAAAATGTTTGTTACTAATCTACTCAATGATTATCCTACAGAAAATCCTTGGTTAGAAGAAGATCTAGCAGATATTATTGCCGGTGAAGATCCTAGATTTGTGCGTACTGGTTGGCCGATGGAATATATGCAAGATACATTGTTGCCATATAAGAATATGCCCAAACGTGATCTTATTTTGTTCCCGCATCG